TTGTCATACTATGTATTATCTGCACCGCGATAATCCCCCCCGCATTATGCACGCGGGCAGGTGGTAGCGTAGGTGATCGGGCAGCACGCGCCACAAGCACCGAACCCGCACGCCACACCCCCAGGCCCCCCGTGTCTGAGTATATATCCGCACCCAAAACCGAGGATTCGTTCCACTTTCTGCATACGGTCATGCCTGGATTCGTCCAAGCGGGCCGTATTTCTGTATCAGGATGCCATGAAAGCGCAGGTCGATACTCGGCTGTTCTGCATACTTTCGGAGGGATTCACATGGACACGCTCATCACCGCCGGGATAGTGCTTGCCTCTGCCGCCCTGGGGTTCTTCGCGGGGCGCGTGGTCGTCGGACAGGTGCCGGAGATGCGGTTGCCGGGGAAGGTGCACGGCTACTTCCCGACCGACGAGGACCTGTCCTACGACGGGGGCGACGATGCCAGCGATAGCGAATGAGAAGCTGAAACTGGAATACGCCGACTGGCTCGTGGCGCAGATCAAAAGCGGGCGTAAGCAGTTCAACAAGAGCCGGTGGGCCGACAAGCACGGCACCTCGCGGCAGACGCTCTACAGGTATGAGAAAGACCCCATCGTGGTAGCCAAGGTCGCCAAGGCCAAGGGTGAGGACGTGCCGCTCGCGCCCGAGGAGAAAGACGAGTGGAGCAGGTGCGCGGAGAACCCGGAATACTTCATCGACACCTACTGCATGATGCTCGAACAGGACGGCGGCGACCCGATACCGTTCAAGTTGTGGGACTGCCAGCGAAAGACAATCCGAACCATCCAGGCCGAGAAGCACCTGATAGTGCTCAAGACCCGCCGCCTCGGTGAGTCCTGGGTGCTCTGCGCCTATTCCCTGTGGGCTTCCATGTTCACGCCCAACACGCATATCTACATACGCTCGATCGGCATCAAGGAAGCCAACGAGCAGCACGAGCGGTTCAAGTTCATGTACGACTACCTGCCCGACTGGATGCAGGAACGGGTCAGGCTCGGCGGCAAGAACCTGAAACGCAACGACAGCGTGTCGCAGTTCTCCAACGGCTCGACCACGCACATGCTCGCGGCGTCCAAGAAGGCCGGTCGTGGTTCGTCCCCGACGCTCATCTTCTGGGACGAGATGGCCTTTGACGAGACTGCCGACCCGTGGGGCTGGCGGTCGGTGAAGCCGTCTATCAACAGCGGCGGGCGCGTCGTCATCGTGTCCACCTCCAACGGCACTTCGAACCTCTACGCCAAGGTATGGGCGGCGGCGGTCAAGGGCGAGAACAAGTTCAAGACCCTGTTCTTCCCCTGGCAAGCGCACCCCGACCGTGACCAGAAGTGGTACGACGAGGAGCGCAAGGCGTGGGAGGCCGAGGGTGACATAGAGGGGTTCTTGCAGGAGTACCCGTCGAACCCCGGCGAGGCGTTCCAGGCGGCGTCACGCTGCCCGTTCGACGCGGAGCGGCTTCGCACACTGTCTGCCGGATACAAGCACCCGCGCAAGGGCGAGATGTTCGATGGTGTGTTCACCGAGAAGGTCGGCGGACGCTTCCATGTGTTCCAGGAACCCGTGGCGGGAGTCGCCTACACGATGGGCGTAGACCCCGCGATGGGACTCAAGCAGGGCGACTACACGGCTATGGTGCTGGCGCGTGCCGACACCAACGAGGTGGTCGCGCTCTACCGGGGCAAGCTCGCGCCCGAGGCCGCAGCCGAGGTCATCGAAGCGATAGCCCGCTGGTACAACAAGGCGTTCGTGGCCGTCGAGGTCAACGCCGGGTACGGCACGGGCATCATGGACGACCTCAAGCAGACCTACGACAACCTGTTCACCCGCGAGCAGCGCGACAAGCCGTGGGACGTGCCGACGATGGTGCTTGGCTGGTACACCACCGCCAACGCCAAAAAGGACATCGTGAAAGCGATTCGCCGCGAGATGGCGCACCCCGAGCGACCGCTTTACATACCCTCGGAGATCATCGGCACCGAACTGCACACCTTCGAGGAGCGCGACGACAAGAGCACGGGAGCGCCGAAGGGCGAGCATGACGACACTGTGGTAGCCCTCGGAATCGCGCTTTCTATCCGCAACAAGTCGGCACCCGTGTCCACAGGCGGGTTCGTCCCCGAGTCACCGTGGCCGTTCAGTTAGGAGTGGGATATGCCTAAGACCGAAAGTGTCGCGGAGGAGAACGTACCCGTTCGTGAACTCATAGACGGGTTCAAGGCGGCGCAGACCCACCGTCGTCAGTACGACTTCAACTGGGACAGGAACGACCGCTACAACGCGGGCGACCAATGGCACGGCATCAAGAAGCGTAAATGGTGGGAGTCTCAGCCCGTACTCAACAAGACTTTCGAGTACGTCGAGATAGTGCGTGCGCTCCTCGCCGACCAAAGGTGGGGACTCGACGCACTCCCGCGCACCATCGGGAAAGACGGCGACGAGAGCGACGGCACGACCATCGCGGACAAGGCGAGCAAGGTCAACCATCTGCTCGATTACGTCTGGGACGATTGCAGCATCCAGTACCATCTCGCCGAAGCCCTCACGCACACGTTCTCCAAGGGCACGGGCATCATCAAGGCCACGTTCGACCCCGAGGCCGTGTCCAAGCGCGAGAGCGGCAGAACCACCGTCGAGGCCGTCAACCCCAAGCGCATCTTCCCCGACCCCGGCGCGACGAGCGTGGAGAATGCTTCGGCAATCTACGATCGCCGCGAGGTCACATGGGCATACGCGCTCCGTCGCTGGCCCGACAAGGTGACGGTCGAGATGCTGTCAGGCGGCACGAGCGGTGAGCCGGACTGGACGCCGAACGTCGGCCCGAACGCGATGCCGCGCACCTTCGAGAACAAGACGATAGACCTCCTTGAGTGCTGGTATCACGACGAGACAGTGGAGGAGATTCCTGACTCCGAGCGCATGGACGAGAAGTTGGGTAAGTGGGTCTACGACGTTCGCAAGAAGTACCCGCACGGTCGCTACACGCTCATGCTCGGGAACGGCACCGTTATCGAGGACAAGCCGAACCCGTACTCCACGTTCCCTTACGTCGTCATCCCCGAGATTCCCGTCGAGGGGCAGTTCTGGGGCGGCTGCACGTTCGACCGCCTAGTGCCTATCCAGAACACCATAAACATCCTGGCGCAGTCCATCGTGGACAACGGCCTGTTCCTCTCTACCGCCGTGTGGGTCATTGACGACAGGAGCGGCATCGACCCGAAGGAACTGCCGAAAACAGGCGCTCCGGGCGGCGTGGTGGTCAAGAAGCAGGGAACCGAGGCACGCAGGGACTCGGGCGTGCAACTCCCGCCGCACATCTTCGAGACATTGAAGATGCAGATAGACCTGTTCGACCGCATCGGCGGTCTGCCCGACGTGCTGCGAGGCATCGTGCCGGGGCGTCAGCCGGTACAGACCACGATGATGCAGCAGGAGGCTGGCGAACTCCGAACCCGTGAACGCGCCCGCCGCGTCGAGGACGCGCTTTCGCACCTCGGCAGCCTGCTTATCGACATCGTGAAGCAGTATTGGACAGACGAGCGCACCTACCGCCGCGTGAAGCCCGACGGCTCACTCGACGTGTTCGGACTCAATGCCGACGACCTCGAAGGTTGGGAGTTCGACATCATCGTGCGGCCTGGTTCCACGCTGCCGCTCGACAGGATGTTCGCCACACAGAAGGCGATGGAGATGCGTGCGGCTGGCATCCAGATTCCCGACACATACATCCTCAAGATGTCCGGGCTTCCCGGCATAGAGGAAGTCATATCCGATATGGCCGCGCAACCGATCGACGGCCCCGAGGCCATGCCGGGGGGAGGTGACGGGCCACCGCCCGAAGCGATGATGTCTGAGGAGGACTTCATGCCCGACGAGAGCATGATGCCCCCCGAGATGATGCCGCCTATCGGCATGGAGCAAGACCCCCTGGCCGCACTCGCGGCGATGGGGCTTCCCGGCGAGGAACTTCCCTACTAGGGGATGGCTCGCCCCACTAGAGAGGCACCACAATGAGCGACGACTTCGTAGAGGAACCTGTCGTGGAGGAACCTGCCGAGGCAGAGGCTCCCATCGCAGAGGCTCACGATGAGGCGGTTGACCCGTGGGAGCGCGTTCGCGCAGAACTCACAGACGTTGACCCCGACCTGGTTATCAAGAACGTCAAGCAGTATACGCAGACGCACCAGCAACTCGCCGAGGAACGGAAGGCGCTCGAACCGCTACGCGAGATTCAGAGAGCCTTCCAAGACGACCCCGCGTTCGCGGATTATGTCGTCAAGTACCAGGAGAAGCGAGAGGGTGAGATGGGCGCTGAGGAACTTGCACGCGAGGCACTACGCCGCGTCGAGGCTCAGGAAGCCAACTTCACCACACAAAAGGTGCTGTCCGACCTGCACCGGCAGGTAGTCGAGGAGTACGGCGAAAGCGCCGACTTCGATGACATCGAACTGCTTGAGTTCGCAACCCGCAACCGTATCGCCGACCCCGAAGCCGCATACCTGAAACTCAAGAAAGCCGACCTCCTCTCCGGCGTGCAGAAGCGCGTCATCGAAAAGGAGAAGGAGAAGAAATCGGCGGGTGTGGAAACACGGGTACGGCAGACGGCTGCGAAATCGTCCTATACACGGGACGACATAGCCGCTATGTCCGATGAGGACTTCTGGGCCAACTTCGAGAAGATGAACCAGAAGTAGCGGCTACTCCATAAGCCGCAGATGAAAGGGCCACCCACGGGTGGCTCTCTGCATTTCCCCGAAAGGAGTCCCGGCATGGCTGCTGGACTCGATTACTTCAACCCCGAGGTTTGGTCGGGGCGCATCCTCAAGAACCTGAACGACGCCCATGTGTGGGCCAACTGCGTGAACCGTGATTATGAGGGCGAGATCAAGTCCTACGGTGACAAGGTTCACATCAACAACATCGGTCGCGTAACGCTGCTCACCTATACGCCGAACAGCAACCTGACCGACCCTGCGACTCTGACCTCGTTCCAGCGTGACCTCGACATCGACCAGGGCAACGCCTTCAACTTCCAGATTGACGACGTTGACGCTGCTCAGATGAAGCCGAAGGTCATGGATGAGGCCATGAAGGAGGCCGCGTACACGCTGGCCCACGCTTCCGATGCGTACCTGGCGTCGGTTCTCTCCGCTGCGACCACCAACGTCATCAACGCCGTCGGCTCGGACGCTCCGACAGCGCCTACGAGTATCTGGTTGACGCTGGCGTTCTTCTGGACGAGAACAACGTCCCCGCAGACGGTCGTTTCGTGGTCGTACCGTCTTGGTATCACGGCCTGCTCCTGAAGGACGACCGTTTCGTGACCTACGACAAGGTAGGCTCCGCGATCACCAACGGCAAGATTGGTGAGGCCGCTGGCTTCACCATCTACAAGGCCAACACCGTGCAGACCCTCGGTGGCGAGGATGCCACCTATCAGGTCGTCGCCGGTCACAAGATGGCTGCGTCGTTCGCCGAGCAGATCACCAAGGTCGAGAAGTTCCGCATGGAGAAGCGTTTCGCCGATGCGGTCAAGGGACTCCACGTGTTCGGTGCGAAGCTCATTCGCTCCGAGGCCGTCGTCGTCCTCAACGCCGAGCGCCTGGGCGTGACCTCGTAGCGTAACCAACATCCGACCTGGGGTGGGGGCACGAAGCCCCCACCCCTCGTATCGGGGGGGACTCGTGCTCGTATCCATCATCGCGTTCAACGAGGCTCGGATGCTCCCCATGTG